CAGATGGGTTTGTAGGTGCTGTTACAGGTGTAATTACAGGTCTTCCGCCAGATAATGTATATTTTACATCTCTCTTTAATGGTTTTTTCAAATAAGTAACCTTATATGTACCTACAGCCGCAGGGTATACTTTTATATCTATTTCGTTTACCATATAAAATGGAAATTCTGATGTAGGTGCAACTATAGAAGAATTTAATATATTTGCTAACCTTTGTTCGTTTGTTCTAACGCAAGGGTATATATTTGCTCCTGAGAATTTATATAAGTCAGTTACATATCCAACATTATAAGTTAAATCAGAAATTAGAATTACCCCTAATGATGATGAAGAAACCCCTTCTAATGCAACCCTAAAGGGCATCATATCAGCTTCAATCTTATTGGTTTTAGAATAAGCTATAGGAGGGATAGGGTTACCATATTGGTATCTTTGTATTTCTCCCACATACTCTTCCCATAACTGAACACTAGCTGCATATACAGCTACATTGTATTCAGGAATAGTGATAGCTCCGTCTTGAGCTTTATTTGCTAAAATATTAACAAAGTTATATAAATCAACACTACTTATTGCCATAACACAAAGATACAAAAAAAAAGAGCCACCTTTTTTAGGGGCAGCTCCTTCAACTAAAACTAAAACTATTATTATGATTTAAAACAAAGACTCACAAAAATAGCATTTATTTTGACAATTCCAAAACTTTCTCTTTTAACTCATCAAAAGTCTTTTGGTTTTCTGTAGCCATTAAGAAGTCTGCTAAATAATCAGCAGCATCTTTACCAGCTGGTAATATAGTAATTAAGCCCTTTGTATCACACCAAACGATTTGACCTGCTACATCTCTAGAAGAAACAATGTTCTTATCTAAAGCTGTCATAGCGAAGTATTTAAATTCGTTTCTAGGTGACTTGTGGAACTTTAAGAATAACTCAGGTTGTTTTTCAGCCTTATCGATATACTTATTAATTACTTGTTTTTCTGTTAATTTAGAAGTGTCAATACCTAATACACGAGCATAGTGATACATTGCCTCTAAGTTATTATCTACGTCATACCAAGCAGCTTCTACCGCTTTACGTTTACCAGTAATAACATCAAAATTATCTTCTGCTTCTTTTTCAATATTTAATTCTCTAAATACAGGCGGTTTATTTGTATTTCTTTGCTTATTAGCTTCATTTTGATTTGTTGCACGTAAAAATCTAAGTAATGATACTTGTGTTTTAGGTACAATTAAACGACCTCTATGGAACTCAATATCTCCAGCTTTAGTAAACTCAGGATCTACATTCTGCTCATCAGCAAAAATAGATGAAGAACCTGCTAGATATCTAATGGTTCTTTCGGTTTCCGTTTCTGGATCATAAATAAAATCTTTTGACGATGCAATATGCAAAGGTCTAAAAGGTCTTAAAGGATCATTAGATCTATCAATCAATTCAAAAATTACGTGGTTTTTTTCTTTTGAAGTAGGTGCTTTATACACATTACTTGTAGGAACTTTCTTCGCACCGAAGTTAGGATTCCCTTTTTTTGGGGTTTGTTCAGACATTTTTACTTGTTATTTAATTTATAATTCTTTTATTAAAAAAGGGGGATACAATTAGTATCCCCCTAGTTTTGATATCACTATGCTTTGTAAACTCTAGCAAAACGGTTAACACCGAATACTTGTAAGCCTTCTTTAGCAATGTGTGAAATAGTCAATTCCATTTTACCTGAAGTAGGTACTTTTGCAAGTCCTCCAGTATCAAATTTGTAGAATCTTTGACCATTGTACAATTGGTAACGTAAACCAAATGAATTTACTGATTCGCCACTAGCAGCGTCACGTTGTGAATCCATAGGAATTAATACTCCGTTATCATCCCATTTAGATGAAGCAACACCGTATTGAGCTCCTGCGTTGAATCCCATGTATTTCTTCATGTGGAATGTACGACCATGGATAGTGTATGACGTGAATCCTTGAGCGATAGCAATTTCTTTGCTACCATTGAAAGATCCGTAGTTAATAGCACCAGCATTGTATTTGTTTTGGATAAAGTTTTGAACAGCAATATATTGGTTTGTGTCCATTAACCAATGATACTCATTAGCACCAACTTCTTTATCTAATCCTTTTGCGATGTTATCCAAAGCAGTTGCATCAAATGAAGAGTAAGTAACAGCGATACCACCGTCAATAATTTGTGGAACTAAACCTGCTGAAGTTTGAGAAACTCCTGAGTTGTTAGACTCTGTACCAAACATATGTTTAGCCTCACGAGCATCCATAAAACGCATATCAGCAGTTTGAATACCTCTGTAAGAGTAAGCACCTACTGTGTTTTCAGGGAAAACTCTTTCAGCTAAAGCTCTGTCAGTAGTAGTGTAGTCTTCACGAACTTCAGTACATAAACCATTAACGGTAATGTCTTGACGTTGTAATGAACCACCAACTTCTGAAGCCTCACCTACTGCACGACCTCTGAACAATAAGTTTGTTTCAGCACCGTTACAAGAGAATGATTGAGTAGATAATAAAGGTTTAACTACACACTCTGTATCAGAGTTAACAGCTGTAATTTGACCTTGAACACCAATAGCAGCAGCAGTAGCTGTGTTATTAGCAATTTCAACGATCTCACCTACACGTAATGGAGATGATGAATCAAATACAAATGAAGAATCAATTGTAACTGTAACTGCTGCACCCGCTGCTGGAGTTTCAGTTGAAACTGAAGCTACCAATACGTAAGGAGCACGTCTGTTTGCTGGTTCTACATGAGAAAATGCTTGGTTAGGAGAGAAAGTTTCTTTTCCAGCCAAAGTAGTTGTGATCATGTAGTAATCATTCCACCACTTGTATTTGTCTACGTATTTCTCGTAGTAGTTAGGGGTAATTAAGTCTAATGTAGACAATAATCCCTGATTTGCAGCTCCTACGACAGCGGTAGGATTAATCGCACTTGGGTTAGTTAACGCCATTTTGTTTGTTATTTAAGTTATTAAAAAAGTTTATTTGCAATAAAGTCTGCAATATCATCATTTTTTTGAATAACAGGTGCCGAAGGGTTTGGCGACATTTGAGTATTCTTAATACCTTTTAGCCAATCGTCTTGTGCTTTTGCAACTTGTTGCGTTACGGCACTTCTAACTATAGCTTCTTTATTTCTAAGGAATGTCATGTCTTCTGCTAATTTACGAGCATTGACTTTTCCATCCTCACTTATATATGGTTTAAAAAATACACTTACATCTTTACCAAGCATTTTCATATCTTCAATCAATGGATTCATCACATCTTCGCCTACAGCAAAATCAAACTGTTCGTTTTCTCTTAGTGCAATTGAAATTTTGTTAAAATCCTTCATAGAATCTGATACCGAACTTTCCCATGCTTTATAAGCCTCATCAGCTTGTGCTTGTAATGCTTCCTGATCTATTACAGGTTCATTACTTACCGGGTTTAAGTTTGGTAACTTAATCTCTGATTTTTTTGATTCAAAGAACTGTAATGCTTCCTTAGCATCCGCTTTCAGTTTTCGACCATAAGCTCTTCTTTCCTGATCGGTTAAAAGGTCTTCGTCTAAACCTAATCCATACGTTGATGACATTTCATCCTCGATGTCCTCTGTTGTCCACTCTGGGTTTTGGGCTTTTAAATACTCAGCAACCAATTGGTCTTGAGATTTAGAACTATAATCTTGAGTCTGTACAGACAAAAAATCATTTAGCTCTTTTAGCTTACCTTCCCGAATGTAGTCATATATTACCTTGCTATTCTCATCCAAGTCTGATTGGCTCATAGAGGTTAACTTTGATTCAAGCTCTGCCTTTTCAGCAATAACTTTTTCATAGTCACTCTTGTTAACCACTTCATTTACTAATTCCTGTTCAGGAGTAGTTGGAGTTTGAGTAGTTTCGGTTGTCGGCTGTGTTACTTCTACCTGCTCGGTTTCATGTGGAACACTTTCCGTTGACTGATTAAATTCGTTTAAAAAAGATGTATCCGTTGATGCATCTGTTGTTTGGGCTCCAGTTTCGTTGAAAGCCTCAAACGGGAAATCGTTAAGTTCTGACATATATTTATCTTTATAATTCTGTTTGCAAAAATACTGAAAAAATCAATATGTATTTTTATTGCATCATTTCCGGGTTTTCACCACCCATCTGTTGTTGCATCATCATTTGTTCTTCCTCGGTCATTTGTTGTTCTTCACCCATCATTTGACCTTGCTCACCTTGTTGCATAGCTTGTTCCTCCTGCATCATAGCTTCTTGTTCTGCCATTGCTTGTTGCTCTTGTTGCTGTTGTGCGTGAAGCATAACTGCTAAAGGAACCTCTGCTAATATCTTCTGCTCCATTGCACCATTAGATTTTAAAATCTCTTCTAATATCTTAGTTTGTTGAGCCATTACGCCTTTCATTTCTTCAAGACCCATCATAGTTTGACCTTTTAACTGCTCTTTCAATTGTATTAATTGAGCATCAGCTTGAGCCTTAGCCATTGCAGCACCTTGTTGTTGCTGTACAGCATACTCTGTATTCTTTTGTGCGTCTTCTTGTTTTTCTTTACGATACTTATTTTCTGTAACCTTTAAGTATTGGTAAGCTACCTTGATATTAGGAATAGACATTAACATATACTTATCTGAAGGTTTAATAGCACCAGCTTGAATAGAAATATCAATAGCTCTTGCTAATTCTTCTTTTTTAGCATCGTCAGGTAACATTTCCAAAGAAACTCCAAAGTTAATATTAGCAGCTTTTTTATTAAGTTCAATGAATTTTAAATCATCACCGCCAACAACTTTAGCGTAACCATTATAAGCCTTACCTTTAAGGCATACAATGTCTTGAACTAATATAGCACACTTCTTTAATGTTCTATTCATAATATCTACAAATGCATCGTAGATAAATGATGTAGCGTTATTAGAAGCGTTTAATGCTAACTGAGTAGTTCTAAAACCAGCTCTTGCATCTACTGCTGCTCCATCTGAAGCCTCATTTAATCCTGTATCGTCACGTAACGTACTTAATAAGTAATTATAGGTAGCAATTAATTCTTGTAATTGATTACCCATACCATTTGGTAAGGTTTCAATAGGTCTAAACTGCTTATATGTTCCATCCTCATTGATAGCTCTGTAGTAGTAGTTACCTGTTTGATCGTAAATTTCTTGTAATTCTAATGGTGATAATGAATTACCTAAACCTAAGTCTACATCTTCTAATCCGTCAATAGCAACTGCAAGTCCTGCTGGTCTAGCCTTAGCAATTAAGATTTGTAGCTTATACCTGATCATTTGCATTTGATCGATTGTAGGGATCATTGACTCTATCAAAGGCTTATTATTCATTTGATAGTTATTAGGCATATATATAGTAATCGGCAATTGTACTTCTGATAAATCATCCTTAGATTTAATCATATCAGTTTCCAATCCATAGTTGAACATATAGTCAGTTTGTAAAATCAAACTAAACTTATATACAACCTTATCTTTCATTTCAATAATCTCACGCTTGAACTTAGAGTTTTTAGGAGCCTCATAAGAAGCATCTCTTTTATTAACTGTAAATCCACCATAAGCATTTTCTTTCTTTTCAAATCTTTGGTTTCTTGTAGTTATGTAGTAACCATTTAAAACCATGATATTTGAATCATCATATGGTCTGTATGTATTGTTAGCGTATGCAGATGCATTATTATAGAACACATTTCCATTACCCCATACCGATCTTACTTTATTAGCAATATCTTGGTATTCAGCTTCTGTAAATTGATCTCCTGCTGTTAAGCGTAAATCATGTAATGACATAGGAATAACTTCCCCACCATATACAATGTTACTAAAGTCAGATTCTTCACTATAAGATGTAACTAAGTTTTCAGGCTTAATTCTTTTAATAGCCACTCTACCTTTGTAGTCAATAAAAGTACGTGTACCAGCTACACCACACTCGATGGTATCTCTAATTAAACGTCTTTTAAGTTCTGGGTATTTATTCTCATTAACAATTAATTGAAGGATTTCTTCAAATACAATCTCTTCAGTTTGCTTGTTATTTAAATCAAAATATAAATCAATTTCTGTTTCTGACTCCGCTTCTTTAACGTGTTCTGGCATTAACTGCAAACCACTTAATTCTTCTAATTCAGCTAAGTCTTCTTTATTTTTTACCATAAACTTAGCCTGATCTTTCTTCTGCATTTTCTCAGCAGCAATTAAAGGATCTAGGTTAGTAGCAGATACTTTTTCATCACGCTTCATAAAACCATTAGTAATGATTTCTACGAATTTAGGTGCAGGAGATGTAATCTTCCATGAGATATTAGCAAAAGCTGACGGCTTATTCTCTAGACCTATACGTGGCAAGTATTGTTCAACAGGTTGTGAACCTAAAGCATATAGTCTATTCATAGAGAAACGAGCTACCCTTTGGTTATAAGCCTGTCCGTCTAATCCAATAGATTTTCTTTCTATATACTTTGCAAACGAAAATATGTAATCCCTAGAACTTTTAATTTCATCAGGAGCATACGGATTAGGTAAACTCATACCTAAATCTTGATACGGTGTGTCAGCCATTAATTATTATTTTACTAATATTCACAAAGATAGTGAAAAAATGTCAAAGGTTATTTTTTAGTAGATTTACCATTCTTACCCTGACGAGCTCTATTTGAACTTTGTGCTTCTTTAACTAGCTTACCAGATTTAGTGTGGCTCATATCTTTACTATCACCAACTTTACTTCCTGCTAATCTATTAGCTTTATTCAAACCATCTCGGTATTTAATACGTTCAGGTGTTGCGTGGTACTCTTTATTGTACTCATTCTTCTTCTTACGTGCTTCAGGATTGTTAGCAAAATACTTTGCTGACTCAGACTTACCTGTAGACTTCCCTGCTAATGTGTTACGTGCCATGCGACAAAGATAAGTAATTTAACTAATACTCCGAAAAAGGTTTGAGGTTTGTGGTAAGTAAAAGATGTTTAACTCCCCTCCCCTCAAAGTAAAGGAATTAAACACTAATACTTACTCTAATACTCGTCAAATAGGAATCGGATATGTAGGCTGTTAAGGGGAAGATGTTTTTCAGCCCTTCTTAACATTTAAAAGTTCATTATAGATACTGCTATATACAGATGGCTCACGCCTCACCTTGTACACCCATAGAGTCAATTGGTTTATGCTTAGAGCTAACCTTATTTCTTGGGGCAAAAAAAAACCCTAAAGTCGCATCTTTAGGGTCGGGAATAAATAAACAATAAAGTATTTAAACCGTTCCCGAAGATATATGCGACTATTTTCGGAAATAAGTTCTGCAAATATACAAAATAATATTTTATATATCCAAATTTAATTTATACTACAAATCCAAAAACCCCGCTAGGGACTTGCACACACCCGAAGGTGAAGGATTAACAATATTCTTGTGCGAACAAAACTGACCCATTCATCCCTAACGGGGTTCTTGATCTATGTAGCAAAAGTGCAAATATAAAAAAAATAATTTATTTTATAGTGGATCTGGAGGGATTCGAACCCTCGTGTCGCTACACATCCATATTATAGAGTTTTTACAAGGTTATTGGGGTTGCTTAGAACAACCACTCCACCACTTGGTTTAAAGTTCCAAGAAACTTAACATTAGGCTGCTAACTTGTATTCTACAGTATTAGCTTCAACGTGAGCAAGGATATCCTCGATACCTACACTCGATAATTCTGGTTTGCCATTTAATTGTTTGCAACAAAAGCCTGTTGCCACTCCTTGTCTATAATACTTACTTGCCCGATCGATTCCAGTCAGACCCATGCAACAAAAATATAAAAAACATTCGAATTAGAAAAACTTATTTTCAGTAGATTTGGGAATGACAACAATAGTAGCATCGTACAGATATATTCCTTTCGGAACAAAAGTTAACATTGTGATTACCAATGATATAACAGAAGCTGTTAAACTTTACGATAAGGATTATGATGAAACTTTAGATTATACCACTTGGGGTGCTTCTTTTATAGAAGGAGAAGGCAGTTGTTGTTATTTAGTATTTAAACCAAATCTTACCATATCTGATATTATACATGAAACTACCCACATGGTTCAGTTTGTAATGAAGTACCATTTTGTACACCTAGCAGACGATTACGATGAGAATATGGCTTATGGTATATCTTATTGGTCAGAGCTTGTTATAGCGACTCTAATGAGGGAAACAAAGCATATATCTTCTTGGGTTAAAGAACAGGCTCAAACTCAGATTTACGATTCAATCGGAAATATGCCCCAACTCTAATTTTCTGTTGGATTACATCATAGCCACCAAAGAACATAGTGTTTGAAAACTTTGGGATAAAGATACCATCAACAGATAATGAAACCTGCTTACTATTGAATAGTACTGAAGAACCTACACCAAAGGTTGGTTTAGCTTTAGGAGCTATAAACACAGTCTTAGTAATAAATTGATCCATAATATCAATAGAAGCCATCCTAGAAATAATCATATTCTGAGTAACTCTTTCCTTTATTGCAACAGTTGCCTTATCAAAACGAATAGTATCTATATACTCTGAGGTAGCATAGAACTCATTAATAACGTGTGAGGTATCTACATTGTTAATAATGGTATCTGTATAATACTTAGTCACCGGGACTAACTTGGTGATATATTTAGTTTGGGTAGGTCTAGCCACATACATTGTATCTATAGTTGTTTTAATAACATCCATAGCAACTTCTTTATTATTACAGCTTTTTTGTAAAAGCATAATTCCTAATATGGTAGCAACTACCCAACCTAATATATTTTTCATTATTTTATAGTCATTAATATGATTGAAACTTGTTCTTTTAATTTTTCTACGTCTTTTATTAAATCTTGGATAATATCTTCACCTGATTTAATAGGAACTGCATTATATTTTAATACGTAATTAGCAATAGCATCCCCTGTTATATTTGTTGCAGATACAGAAGCAACATTTTCTTCATCTTTTTCAAATACATGGGCATACTTTTCTAAACAAGCACCACAAGGTGACTCGCATTCACAATGTTCTAACTTTGCGATTTCTTCAATTTTTAGGTTTTTCATAAACGATCTTTCTAATTTTAGCTATGATTAAATTTAATTTATCTTCTAATTCTTTTTTTTGTAACATCAACG